AGACTACGACGCAGTACTTCTGCATCGTTTGCGGCATTGATTTCGGCAAAGTCGCCAGCACTGTTGGCGGAGCGCCCAATGACGGACAGACCCGCCGCAGCACTGTTCTGAATCTTCGCAAACGTAACGGCATCGTCAGCGATCTTTGCCGTGGTAACCGCCACATCACGGATGTGGTTAGTCGTGACGGCGCGGTTCACATCGGTTGAAGCATCGTCAGCCAACTTTGCAGCCGTAACTGCATCATCAGCAATCTTCGCCGTCGTGATCTCACCGTCCGAGATGTGCGCCGTGCTAGACCAGTTCGTCCACGCCGTTCCGTTCCAGAGCCTGACCCACTGACGAAGATCGGAACCGCTGCTGCTGTACTGCGTCAGCAACTGCTGGACATGGGTCGTGAGCGACGGATATGCGTGGGTCGTGACGATCAGGGTGGAGACCGAGTCGGCATCGACCGCAGATGCGAAGTCGGTCGGCACGTTCGTGAACGTCGATCCGCCGGGAGTGATGCTGTTCAGCCGATACCGACCCATCACGCGATAGCGGGTGCTGTTCAGGTCGAGATCGACGGCAGGATTCACGGACACGTTCGGGAACTGGTAGTACGCAAGGTTCTGCCACTGCGTCGTTCCGTCGCCGATCTTCAGGTTTCCGGTGTCGGTCTCGTAGCCGAACTCACCAGACGCAAGCACGGTGGTGCTTCCCCAGTTCGCGGCAAGGTCTCGTCGGATTTGGATCTTGACTGACATTAGTTCTTCTCCTCGACGTAGGACGGCGGCACGCAGTACCAGCCTTCCTGAATCCGTACCTCGTTGTCACCCAACTGCCACCCGTCAGCCGTCTTGACGTACACCCGGCCCCGAACGTCCGGTCCCATCCTGATCGGGCTTGACTCGCTCACCAGAACCGTGCGAGTGCATCCACTCGCGAATGCGAGACCCAGCACGACGAAGCACATGATGATGAACATGAGCATCAACGCCTTCGCCTCGCTTGGGAAGGACGCTGGTCGCCCATTGCAGCAGGGACATGAAGAGCGCTCGCAGGAAGTCATGCACGCCTCAAGCCTTCTTGTTGTCCTTGGCGAAGATCAGGCCGATGCCAGCCATGATCGCGGCGATGAGCGCGGCGAAGTCGGGCTTGGTGGTCGGATCCGCATCGGTCAGCGCGGTCAGCGCAGCGCCGCCAGCGACCATGATCGCGGCGATTCCAGCGCCAGTGGTCTTCCAAGACGAGTTCTTGATCATGTCGGTCATCGGTCGTTCCTTTCGAGTTTCTCCTCGATCTTGTCGAGGCGCTTGCTCACGCTTTCCTGATTCGTCGCGACTTGCATGAGCAGGCGGTCGTGGTTGATGTACGCCGGGATGAGCATCCCAAGGAGCGTGATCACGATTGCGACAATCGCGATCCAGTTGGCGGTGGACAGGCTCACCTTGATGTTCGTGTTTTCGATTGTCATGGCTTTCAGACTTCCTGCTCTGTGATGATGTTGAACTGCTGTTTCTGCGCGTCGGTCAAGCCGTTGCAGATGAGAACCCAATTGCCAACGTATTGGTCTTCCTCTCCTTCAGAATCGCTCACGGACGCTGGCCCGATCTTGCTGAACAACGAAGAACCGCTCCTGCGAAACGCGCCAGAACTGACGCACGCATCCGCGAACGAGTCGAAATCCGGGGATGAAATGATGTACTTCCTCATTCCGCACAACCATTCCACAAGGCGCGAAGTTCCCCGATTTGAAGAACCCGTTCCCACAGTCCGATCTTGCGAATGTAATGCTGGGCTCGGTCTCCGGTAACAGAATTTCCAAGATGACTTACCGCCATTGGGAATCCCATCACATATGGACCGATCAATTCATCGTTGATCATCACGAACAATTCCAGCGTTGATCGTGTGTACAGGATCGAAATCCTGCAAACAGCGTCATTGAGAATCGTCAGGTAATCAATTGGATCGCCGTAGTAGTCCGATCCGGTCAGTGTTATGTCGTTGTCGGTCACAGCAATAAACAGTTCTCCAGCAAACGACTGATACTCTTCGCAAGTTACTGCTACAGAGGTTGTCCCTCCACCGCGACGAGGAAACACTTCGTGGTAGATCGTCGCTTCCTCTCTTGGTGTCACATCATCGGGCAGGAATTCTGGAAGGCTGTATGACACGGAAGAATTGTTCAGGGTTGCACTGCCAGCAGTTGACGTATTGATAAGCACTTCTGCCGTATCTATCGCAGCAGACGCGGCTTCGTAGTCAGCAGCCCACAGGTCAACTGACGTTCCTGAATCTGGAAGACGAATTCCAAGCGTCGGTGTTGCTTGAGTAGCAGTCAGGCCAAACTGCGTCCACGTTGGCGTGACGTTGAATGTCGCAACAGTGGAAAAGTTGTTGAGGGTCATGTGCATCGGTACATTTGCGGAAGTCGCCGACTTCGCAAATACGAAGAACCTTCGGGTTGTGCTTACGCCTGTTCTTGCCTGCGTCACCGATGCGTTGTTTGCCGTGGCTGTGACTCGCGTAGCCGAAGTGGCGGTATTCGGACTTGCGACCGAACTAACCGTCATGTTCGTTCTTGTCCAAGACGAGCCACCGAAGTTGTTGCTTCCAAACGCAAGATTTCTGGATGCGCTCGGAACACGCAAGCCAAGTATCGAAGCGTTATCAAAGTCAAACTTGTAGGCAACCTCGCCGTTCAGAACGCTGGTTCGGTCGTTTGCTGGAACATATGGGCCAGTTCCGTTCGATATCGATTGCAAGCCGTATTCGTACCCCAACCCGTTCAATTCACGGGCAGTCGCTGAAATTCTCCTTACCCGGTTGTCTTTCGTGAAGTCGGCATACGCAAGCGCTCCGAACGGCAACTGAACGTCAGGGACACGCTGGACATAGTCCCGCAAGTCGAGCGACGCAAGAGAATTGATTCTCCTGATTTTCACAGAGAATGCCAAATCACGTTTGCGACGTTGGTCCCGGTGTAACTGGTGCAGAAGAATCGAACATCGACGAATTGGCATCCGAGCGTGTCGATCACAACACACGCACCGCCATGATCTTCGGTTGGCGCATTGAAGATCTTGCCGTCACCAAACGTCTTGACGATTGTTGACATCAATCCCCATGCAGCATTCACTTGATCTGTGTTTGACCACGGAGTCCAACCACTTGCCGCCCTCGTCATGTCTGCCGCAAACAGCATGGTCGGCCAATAAAGCCTCCCTGATGCCGAAGGATTTCCAGCAGCAGTCAAACTTTGATCACGGGACCAACCATACACGCGCATCTTCAGTCCGGTGATCGTGTTTCCTCCTCCATCGCGATTGGCACATGGGATCAACTTCATCAGCGAAAATCCCTCGGTTTGCCACACAATTCGACCAGCGGCAAAATTCGACGCTGGTGCAGTCGCACTTCCGACACCACTTGGGGTGATAGTCACCTCTTCTGTCGCCAACACAGAAGCGCAGTTGAATGAGAATCGCGGGATTCTGGTCGGGGTGACAATGTGCGACGAGACTGCGATGCCGGGGATGGGTTGCTTGCGAGTTGTCATGGATTACCAATTCTGAAGCGGAATGCGCTTCCAAGTGTTTTGCGCGATGCACACATAGAAACTTGAAACATCCCAACCGATGTCGCCGGGTTCGCCAACGGAACTCGACGATGCCGGGGCATTCTGGTCAACGATGCGAATCGACCGCACCCGAAGCCCGGAATTCATCTGGATGAACTCTCGGATGATCGAGATCGCATCAGCGCCATTGACATGGATCGTGAGCCTGCTGTCGGTGCTGATCACGTTCTCGTTGATGACCATGCCGTCAACAACGAGTGACCCGACATCGATTGATTCCATGACCAACTGGCCGGGAAGAACGTCGGATGCGTAGTGTTTGTGGACAGACGCGGCTCGCTGGCTGATCGCGGATTCAAGACCGTCAATCTGCGAGATGGGATGCGTGTGTGCCGCTGCCGCTCTGGTTGCCAGCGCTTCCTCCATGCCGACGATGGACATCGCATCATGGGTATGGGCCGCTGGCGCAGCGCGAATCGACTGCGGTGTCACATCGCGCCATTCGGTCGCGAAGTCCTCGCCGTTCGACTTGGCAAGGAATTGACCTGACGATCCGCCCGGAGCAACACCGGGTCCGGTCGCTCCGTCAGCGCCGTTGCGCCCGTCCTGACCATTCATGCCGTTGCCGCCGCCGATGGCGACAAGACCCCAATTGGGTGAACTGACGGACGGCTGCTCGCCCTTGGTCATGCGACGAGCGGCGAACGAACTGTTGCCGAACAGCACCACATCGTTCGGGCTGTACAGCAGATCAGGGTTGTATTGTCCCTTGTAGTTCATGGTCAACTCGGGTTCTGGACATAGCCGTAGTCAGGGCGGGTCCAGTTGATGGAGACAGGGCTGCGCGACGGGCGAATGCGCCCCAGATCGCGCTGAAGAAGACCGTCCTTGGTCGAAGCCGTGGCAAGCAGCGGCCCGCCATCGATCTCGACCAGACGAGCAGACAGCCCCTCGTCTTCATACGCCTGCGCGAATGCGCGGCAGTAGGCGATGAACAGGGCATCGCAGTACTTCGGAATCGGGATCTCCCACGAATCAGCAGCGCCGTCGGCAATGTTGACCCATCCAGCCCGGTAGCGAATGGCGATAGCGTCGGCAACCGCTCCCGTCGGGGTCGGGTAGATGTCCAGACGAACGGCAGGAAGCGCCGCGCCGTCGCTCGGCGGGGTGCGAGTGAAGACTGCATGGGTCACGCCCGGACCCGTCATGGTCAGCCCAAGTTGCCGCAACTGCTCCATGTGGTCGGGCGTGACCATCTCGATCAGATAGCCGAGCGACTCCAGCGAGATGATCGACAGGAGTTCCTCCGCGTCCGACGGCAGGGCGATGTAGTTCTGGTTGGCGACCAGCGACAGGTACTTACTGGTGCGCTCCCGAAACCGCCAAGGTCGCGAGTACAGGTACTGCCCAGCCTGATTCACGATCTCGGCAAGGCGAGCATTGCGCGTCTGCCCCGGCGCGAGCGACGGGTATCCGCCGACGGCAAGGACAGCATGGTTCTTGGCTTCAGCGAAGGTCGGCATGGAAATCCGCTTGGGGGGTTTCCCCCCCAAGCGGTGATGGTTGAGTCAATCAGACGAAGGTCGAAGTCCAGAAGCCGCCGTTCAGGAGAACCTGAATCTGCCCGGTTCCAGACGCAAGTTCCTCAAGGGCAACTGCGCCGATGTTGGTTCCGGTCGCGGACGCGGTCGCGGGGTCGAACTGACCAGCGGTGTCCGAAACGAGCAGACGGGTTCCACGCGAAACGGCGCTGGTCGCAACGACCTTCGCCTTGCAAGTGCCGCCAATCTGCACATCGACAATCGTGCCGACGTTACCCGTGCCTTCCGTGCCAAGACCAACGACCACGCCGAGGAAGCCGTTGTGCAGCGCCTGATCGCCTTCAGCAGGGCGAACATTGGAGAACGGACCCGCCTCCAACTGCGCGATGGTGGTTGCGGGGTAGGTGTACGAGGCGTGCGCGTGCGAGGTCACGACCACATCGCCGACGGCGACGGTCGCGCTCTGCACGAACATCTTGAACACGTTGCCATGCGGCTGGAAGCCGATGGGACCAGAGGTGGGAGCGAAGATCATTGAGATCAGTCCTTTCTTTGTGTGATGTCAGGGGTGGCTGTTTCCAGCCACCCCCGAGATTCATCAGGAGATCGCGAGCGGGGCAACGATGCCGTGGCGCTGGCGGGAGTTGCAGAACAGGTTCCACCAGCAGTCCACCACCTGAACATAGGTGAAGGGCTGGTTGGGGTGCTTCATCACTTCGTGCTTCGTGAAGAAGCGGCGGGAGTGGTAGATCGGGGTCAGGTAGTTGCCGTTGACCCAGTAGTAGCGAGCGCCCGGATCAATGACGAGCGGATCAGTCTCCGTTGCGCCAGCGGTCTGGCTTGCGGCGACGATGTTGGTGTCGAAGGCGGTGCGCTGCGTCGTTCCGCTCGACAGGCGGGGGAAGATCGCCGCCGTGTCGAGGTTGGAGCAGTACATCAGTTCGATTCCGCTGAAGGTCGGGTTCGTGTACGCAGCGTCCTGATACGACACCAGCGTGTCGTTCGACGAACGAAGCGCCTGCTTGTACTGGTTGATGCCGAGCCGCGAGCAGAGGATCATCTGGCGGTTGAGCGTCGGCTTCTCAAAGTACTCCTGCTTCGTGCTGGGCGGGACGAACTCGCACTTGAGGAACATCTCGTCGAACGCCGTGATCAGGCCACCGATGGTGGCGCTGAAGGTCTGACCGTTGACGCGGCAGTTCTCGATGTTCGAGAACTGGGCCATCGCGAGGTTCGGGCCAGACGAACCCGGAGTCGGGTCGTAGTACGAAATCTGGTTCGTCCAACGATCCTCGCCAGCGACATCGGAGTTCGTCGCGTTGTTGGCGAGTTGCATGACCGTAGACCAGCCGAGCGGCAGACCGCCACGAACGCCGAAAGCGTTGTTGAAGTCAGGGGTCTCGTTGATGAAGCACGGGAGCGAGTACGGCAACTTGCCGCCAGCGGCCTCCATCTCCGACGAGTTGCCGAACGGAGAGGCCCACAGGTCGTTCTCAAACCCGTTGAGCAGCGAAGTCCACATCCGCTGCTCCTTCTGGCGCTTGAGGCGCTTGTACTGCGCCTTCACATAGTCGCGGCCCGAGCCTTCGCCCGAGTTCAGTTCGATCTCATGGTCGGTCCACGCCATGTGATCGAGGCTGAAGCGCCACGGACACTTGATCGTGTCAAGCACCTGATTGTTGCGCCAGTTGAAGGTGTCGTTCGGGAGGTAGTGGTCGTAGGTCGATGCATCATCGAACATGATGACATCGCGGATCTCGTTGCCGCCCTGAACGGTTGCTTCGCTCGTCTTGTCCTTGAGGAGGCGAGAGAAGGCGTAGGTGTTCTTGACGGCCTCGTTGATGACTGCATCCGCGCTGGTCAGGTAGGTGGGACCAGTAGCGGCCATGAAGTCATTGAAGGTCTGGATAGGGGTTCCGGCCATTGTGCGCTCACTTTCTGATCAGCCGCATGGCTTCGTCGCGAGACTTCCCAGACAGCAGGGCATCGAGGATCGCGTCCTCCGCATCGACAGGGGTGCGGGGGCGTTCCGTCCGCGAAACGGTCTTCGCGGCGGTCGGCTGACCAGCAACCTTCTTTCGATCCGGCTTGGCGACCGACTTCCCTGCAAGGCTGGCGTAAGCCTCCTCGGCGAGGTGCATGACGGTTCGGTAGGTTCCGGGGTTCGCCGCACCGAGCCGATTCATCTCTGCGACCACCGCCTCGCGGTCGGGGGCATTGGCCCCGTACTGCGAGCGGAAGTACGCATCCGCCGAATCGACCTGTGCAAGCAACGATTGCTCCGCAGCAGCGGACTGCTGCTTGCGAAGTTCGGCGAGTTCCGCACGCATCGCCTTGAGCGGCTTTGCGGCATCGTCGCCGAGCAGTTCCTCGATCTCCGCGAACGGGTCTTCCTGCTCGGTCTCCTTCTCCTCTGCGGCGGGTTCGATGTCAACATCGTCCTCCGAATCGGAATCGGTTTCCGGCGGCTCCTGCTTCGCGCCAGACTTCAACTGCTTCTCAAGATCAGCCATCTTCTTCCCGTATCCATCGACATCCTTCTGCCGCTTGGATGCCTTGTCGGCCCAAGCGCGAAGGGTGTCTTCGGAAATGGAAGCGATGACCTCTTCCGGCACGCCGTCGCGCTTCAGCACGGCTGCGTACCGCTCTCGTTCCGGGCTTGCCGAAACGGTCTTCGGCTCCTCGCGTTCCGGTGCTTCGACGGGTTCGTCGGCATCGGCGAAGAGCCTGTCGAGGACATCATCGTCAGCGTCGCGCCGACTCGATGCCGCTACGGGCGTTGCGATATCCTCGGTCGTTTCGACCTCGGTGTCCTCGTTCTGGATTTCGGGTTCACTCATGGTGTCCTATTCCTTCTCGTACCCGTGCTGTGCCATGACATTGCGCTCATGGCGGCGCGACTCGATGATGGGCTTCCCATGTGCGGTGGTCTTGCACCCGGCCAAACGGCGCGGGAGCGAACTGCTCACATAGGGGTATTGCGACCTGTTGGTGGCCGGATCGACTTGGAAGTCTGATACGACGCGGACGAGTCGCCTCCCATCAACCTCGACGGTTGCTCCAATCGGGGGAGCGTCCTTCATCGCGAACACCAGTTCGCAGGACTTTCCCGTGGACTCGTCGATGAAAGCGTAACTTGGCATTGTCACTTCGCCTTGTTTCGTGCAAGGATTTGTGCGAGGGGGTTCTCTCCAGCGCCCTGTGGTGATTGCCCTGCACCTTGCTGCATCTGCATCACACGGGCTTGGTCGATCAGGTCTCCGAGGTTCGGGATGTTCATCGCATCGCCGACCATCGACATCACCTCGCGCCACTTGACATGGGGGGCAGCGAGGACTTGCTGCGACAGCGTGCCGATGAGTTGCAGCATCTCCAACGAGCGCTTCTGAAGAATCATGTCGCTGACGCGCTCCATGCTCATCGCCTCGATGTCGAGGTCAAGGTCATCGAACGCGCCGACCATCGCGCTGGCGCTGAACATCGGTTCCGGCTCGCCGACAATCGGCACGCCGTCCTCGCCGAGCGGGAACACCACCTTGCGGTCGTGGAACAGAAACCACGCGACGTTCCGCATGGACTCGTTCACGCACTCCTGAAACTGGCGCTTCAGGTGCGCCATCCGCATCCCCGATGCGCTTTCCGCAACGCTGACTTCGGTAGCGGTCGGCTGGCCCGTGATGTTCCCTCGCATCGCGTCGTGGATGCCTGACACCCGGTCCAGCCTGTCCTGCGCCATCGCCGAGTACTGCACCTGTTGAGGAGTGATGCCGCCGATCTCGATGGGAACCACCTGTGTCGGATCAATGCCGTCAGCCAGCACCACATAGAGATCGTCCTTGTCCCTGATGTCCTGCGCCAACTTCGCGTTCCGGCTGTCCACCGCGATCAGCCGCTTGTACGCGCTGGCGCTGTAGCGCATCGACCGAAGGTGGTGGTTGACATCGTCCATCTGCGGGACGAGCGCCATGATCGGCGACAGCGGGTACGGATCGTCGGGGACCGTGTACACGCCGAACACCGTGTACGGACCCGTGCGCGGGCCGTAGTACGGGCGCGGCTTGCGGGCGAACCCGGCATCGGACTTCTTGCCGTCCGCGCTCTGCCCCTTGATCATCGTGTAGATCGTTCCGCTGAACACCTGTGCGCCAAGCGCCTCGTCGATCTCCTCGATGTCCTCGTCCCGCACTTCCGGCACGAACACCTCGTACACCACAAGTTCCTGTCGGTCGGGGATCTCGCGCTTGCCCGAGTAGCCCTCGCGCACCTCGTCCACG